GGCAGCGGCAGGATCCGAATGCATTCGGTTGTGTCCAGAAGCTTCGGAGAAAACCGTCGCTCAATCATCCACTTGCTCAACTGGTTCGCAAAGTTCGCTGGCTGTTCAAGCGCAGTCTCGACCGTGGTGCTTGCGGCCCAAAGGCTTTGCAGTTCTTCCTCCGGTGGCCGGACGTACCCTTTGGTTGGCATCGGTGTGACCACCGGTCGCTTGCTGGGGTCTGGCTGGACGTGAGACGGCACGCCGGAAGCAGTGCAGTACCCTTGCTCGGCAAACCAATCGCGAACCACTGACTGCTGATTGCGGTCAAGGTTGGACAGCTTTTGCTGAAAGAAATGGAACGCAACAAAGTCAACTACGTCACCTTTGGCTCCGCACCGATGGCATTGCCAAGCAACCTCCGTTCGGTTGAATCCTACAGGGCCCCGCTTCTTGTCATTGGAGCCGCGCTCCAACATGCCGCAAGAAGGGCACGGGTAGATGGATGTGCCGTTGCCACGGCTGTATTGAAGTTCTGTTGCTGTTTGGGCGATGCGTGCGCCTTTAGCGTTTTGAATCCACATGGTTACTCCTGACAGGTTCCTGAGAGAGCACCACCGGAAATCCGGTGGGCTCAGTCAGGAGCCCAAGTTTTGGGGGGATCAATCCCCAAAGGGCGTGATTGTGTAGTCGGTCGATTGACCTTCTACAAACTGTTTTTGGGGGGGACAATCATTCCGTCGATGCGATCAGCATCCTGCCCAATGATGCTGTAGTGCATCTTCAGGTCAGGCGTGATGGTCAGTACGACTTTCATTCCAGTTGTGCGGTACACACGATTCATCCAAGACACCACGGTGTCCAAGGTTGGAGCCTTTGCCTCACGTTTGAGGATGCTGCGAAGCCGTGATCGACTGGTGCCGTAGATGTAGGCCATCTTTGAGTGCTTGCCCTTTTGCAGGCCACCCATGGCTTGAGTCATCTGAAACACCAGTTGGTATGTATCGATGCGCTCGTAGTCTTCGATTTGATCGGCGTCGTTCATCCCTACCTTGTTGTTTGAAAAGTTGTTTGAGAGAGGGGAAAAAGGCATCTATTCGACCACTCACATGCCTACCTGCTGAGTTGAATGGGCGGCTATGTGGAAAAGCCGCCGGCCTATAAAGCGAACCGATTCACTCACCATTAAGCAAACCAATCCACTGAAATGGTGGGGCCGCCCCCCCGCTTAGAGGCGACCCCGGTGACTTACTTCGCTGCCTCTTCCCCTTCCCCAAGGGTAGGAGCATCTTCGTCAGCCACCAAAGTAGGGCCTCGCATCGCCTCAACCATGGCTACATCGAAGGTGATGTTTCCATCGCGCTGCTTTTTGGGCAGCTTGTCGAAGACTTCTCGGTCCAGCATGACCAGAGCATCACCCACACCAGACTCTTTGAGCAGTTCAGACTGCTTGTCGGAGTTGGAGTTGATGGCGACGGTCAGTGTTTCAAGCAACACTTTTGCCGTCTGCTCCTTGGTAAACCCTGCTCGCTTTGCGAACAGTGCCATTGCAACCTTCCACGGAATCGTGGAGGTGGCCTTGACTGGCTTGGACTTGCTGCCGCGCTTGAGTTTACCCGCGACCTTCACGACGAGGTTCACGTCGATCTCAGAGTTGTTGTCGATGTCCCGCTTTGCGATCGAGACTGCTTTCGTGTTGAACGCCTTTGTAATGGCGATGATTTCTTGTGATGTGAGTTCCACAACACTCTCCTGTTCGTTGTTGGTTTATGCTTCCCCGATTGGGAACCAGCGCATCTTTCGTTCTCCCTTGTACGTGACTCGTACTTTCTGAAGCCCTTGCTCTTTTAGGGCCTTTGCTACTTTCATTTCCGTCAGCCTTTGCTGCTCTTCCCATCCAACTGGGTCAACGTACTCGGCGACCACTTCTGTTGTGATGTCGTACCTTCGGTATGAAGGCGGGTTGAGTTCAAGGAACTCTTTGACCTTGTTCCTGAAGTCTTCCGGCAGGTTCGTCCCGTAGATGAGTTGCGGCTCAATCTTCTTTGACGAGGCCATGATGCCCGACTTCAGTTCTTCCTTTGAGCAGATCACTCGGTACTGCTGGGCCAAGTAGACTGAGACCTCTGAAAAGTCAGGCTCCGTCATCTTCTTGCCGTTGTAGTACTGAACTCCGTCCCGTGTACAACTGAACTTTTTGTTCAGTTTGCTGTCGCTTTTGATTGCCAAGTAGACTTTGTAGGAGCCCTCAGCTTCTTGAATGTCAGTCATGAATGACTCCTATTCTTTTTGTGTACCAGTGTTTGGTAACTGTGTCTAAAAAGTGGTTGAGGTAGAGGCACCAGAAGACCCAGTGCGCTCGACCAATGAATCGAACGAATGAAGTTTGCTCATCCGTCATCGCTTTGCTTCTGCTTTGCCCGATCGGCCAGCGCACTCCAGTCAACCTTCGAGCGACCCTGTCGAGTCTTGCTGTACAGCTTCTTGAGTGGGATGCCTTTCTTACGAGCGTAAGACGCCTTGACGCCGATGAAGCTACGCTCTTTGCGATTGTCTTCAAAGCCAAGCTTCTCAAGCACCTCCTCATAGGAGTCGGATGCCTGCCAAGCATCAATGAAGCCCGGCCACGTCCACTCACGCTTTTGGTTTGTCTTTCGTTCTTTCCGAAGTTTCGTTACATTGTCGTCCATTACATTCTCCTGTATGGTTTCTAAGTCTTACTTGGTTCACCCATGTGTGTCAAGTCTGTTTGTTTTTGTTGTTTCTTCTATCGTTCTCAAGCCTGCACTTCGCGCTGTACGCCAGCTTGTACAGGCCCTGTCGCTGCGCATGCAGCATCACTACACGAGGGTCAATGCCCTCCTTCACCAGTTGAATCCAAGGCACTCTCTTGCGATGGAACCGCTCGTCACTGAAGTCCATCACTCCTCCTCAACTTCGACGACGGTGACGTTTCTGTTTTTCATCTCAACGTAGCTGGAGATCTCTTTGCAGTTTCTTTCCCACTCTTCCCACGGCTCATCCGAGAGTAGGCGCAGGCGACTCATTGCGTCGTCAATCGCAACCATTGCAGTTGTCAGCTTTATTTTCTCGTCCGTCTGTTCTTCCATCATCTTCATCATGTGTTCCAAGGCGGAGAGGATGGTTCGAGTAGTCATGAGAAAGTTTAAGGGGTTCTTAATGGGATGGACTGAAAAGTCCGGGCGTTGCTCTTCGTTCATTTCTGTTCTCCTGTGTTTGTAACGTATGCCAGTGAAATCAAATGTCATGGACAGATTATGTCCGCCACTGCTCTTGAAGAAGGTCAACCAAGGTGTCAACCTCCCAGTCGTCAAGCTCGACGGGAACTGCTCCGGCATCGCCAACGAGCTTCGCTTCGATGACTTCGACGAAGGCCCCAAGGCCGACGCCGTGCTCTTCTGGAAAGAATCGACCGAACACATCGATGATGTGCTCATCGACAACCTCTCCGGTGTCTTGGTCCTCAATCTCTCGAATCAACTCAACTGATACGTTGCATGGCTCAAGGGGGAGGCGGCTGTTTATGTTCGTTCTCATCTCTGCTCCTGTCTGGTAGGTGGGGGAAGTGTGACATCAAAACGGCATGGCGTCAAGGTTAAATCTTTCCTCGAATCCTGCGGTAGGCTTCGACCTCCAACGAAACGCTTTCATCCTTGGAGATGATCAACTCGTTGCCGTCGAGGCGAGCAAGCCCACGGTCCAGTGCCCGTTGAAGTATGTCTTCGTGAAACAAGGCATTGGTGTCGTGACGCCATGTGGGTAGCATGCGGATGTCGAACTCGTTGTCCTCACCCTCGGCTTCGTCGAACGTGTACCAGAACGTCAGCGGGTCAGGGAAGTTGGTTCCCTTGTAGACGTGGTACACCGGGACTTGAAGCCCACCCCGGTTGTCGAAGTCTCGACGGTCGTTCTCCGGGGCAGCATCACAGTGCCGTTGGATTTGCTCCTCGGTACACTGGATGCGAACCTCGAAGGCTTCTTCTGGTTTTACGTATGCGAGTGGCATCACTCACCTCCTGTTGGCCACCATGGCGGGGCCGGTGTTATTTTGTTCCACTGGGCGAACCCAGCTTTGTCTGCGATGTAGAACCGTCGATACGATTCAACGGCATCGTCACTCTTGTACTCGTCAGGCATGCAGAGCGGATGCGGTGTGCGGTTCAGCTTGTACAATGGCAAGGGCACAATCTTGTCCATGCACTCTTGGATGACGGCTTGGGACTTGTGGACCTTGCCGTACCTCCGGGTGTACTCAGCAGCCAGAGCCATCCCGTGGTCGTACAGCCACAGGAAGTTGCCCAGCGATTCCCGCACCCACACAGAGCACGGGTGGTTGACGTGGGCAGACTTGTAGGTTGCCTGCCCACCCAACTCATTCACGGCAGTGGAGAGCATCTGTGCGCTCTC